ACAGGTCCCTTTTTATAGTTTTCAACTTCTCTTTGTAAAATTTCCTTAGGGTAATATCTTCCATTACCATTTTTAGTCTGAGCAGCTTGTAACCTACCCGAAACAAGTAAGTTACCTCTTTCAGATGTTTTAGCCTCAGTTAATGCCTGAGGGGAAAGTTCAAAGAGTTGAGTTTCTATAAGGGTTTGCCTCATTTCTTCATATTATTGTAGTCAGCTTCAGCAGCCATATATTTTTTCTCTAATTCAGAAATTTCTTTCTTAACTTCTCTAATAGCTTCCTGGTTGATAAATTCTGAAAGTGATTCGTCTTCACTTACCATCATAGCTTTTTTTCTTTCTTGCATGGCTTTTTTATAAACTTCCATAGCAACTTTCTTTTTAGCCATTTCACCTAAACGTTCTGCTTCTTTAAGAACTTCAGGCATTTTCATCCTACCTTCTTTTTTCATTCTAGCTTTTTCAACTTCTTCTCCTTTTTCTACACCTGCTCCAAAAATATTTTCTTCTCCTTTTTTACCTAATCTTTTAGCATCATCTGCTCTTTTAGCATCTGTATCAGCTTCATCCATTTTTTTATCTTTTTCTTCTGCTAAAAAAGATTCAAACTTAGATTCGTAATTTTCTTTTTTACGATTAAGGAAAGGATTACCAATAGATGGAACCCCAGCTACTGCTTCTTCTAATAATTCTTTTAAATTTTCTGATGTGCTCATGTTATTTTCTTTTAAGTCTCCGTAGCCAGAGGATTTATGTTTACCTTTAGGTTCTTCTTGATTTTTTAATTCTTGATATCCTATATCTTTAACACCAAAAGCGGCATTTTTCATATAAAATAAAGGATCTTTTTCTAAATTTTTACCAACTTTTTCTCTTGCTGCTCCTAAATCTAATCCAGGATCCTGTTCTAATTCAAATTTAACACCTTTAAGATATTGATCAAAAATTTGATTATCTAAATTTTTAGGATCTTTATAATCATACCCCGCAATTTCAGCTTCTTCTACTTCTTTAGTAGTTTTTTTTTCTGTTGCTTTAGCCTCTTCATTTATATACTTGTCAAAAGTTGAGAAGGGATTTAACCCAGAAGATGGCATTAAAGGAAAAATATTTTCACTAATCACACTACGTTGTTTTAATAGTTTAGTAGTCTGATTAAATGTAGCGCTATTAGGAACAATACTAGGAAACAATCTTTTTGCTTCTTTTGTAAATACATCTTTGTATCCCTTTCCTTCTTTAATTAAGTTATATTGTTCTTGTAATGTTTTCATGGTTATAAATATTAGTCCTTATATAAATCAATGTAATCAAACCCTTTTGATTTTCTTCTTAAAGCTTTACGATTAACTGGTTTGTAACCCATTTTAGTATATGTAGAAACTGGGGCTTTTCCAAATGCATAAGGTGTGGCATACTGTGCCCCTGTACCAGGAGTAAATGTAGCAGAACCCCCAGTTATTGATGCTTCTTTTAAGCGTTCCTGAACTGAGGATTTTATCATAGCATATTGGTCAGGATAATTTGTTCTAAAAAATGTTCTAAAAGCATTAAAGGTATCTAAAACTTTTTTATATTGTTCCTTATAATCCTCATCACCTCTTAAATCTTTTTGTGTTGTTAAATCCTTAGCAATATCTCTGGCATTGTCTAAAGTTTTAAATAACTTCACAAAACTAGGAAGTCTAATAACTGTAGAAGTTACACCCCCACCTTCTCCTCTTTCAGAGGGGTCATCAGCTTTAAAATAAGTTTCTAAATCATCTGAAAAAAAATCATCTGGGCTTATAGGCCCGTACTTATCTTCAATTTTTTTAAGGAAGTTAGGGTTTAATTCTGATGGTTTAATAGGCATTACTTATTTATTTTAGTCAATTCCTCAGTTAACTCATAATACTGAAGAAGATTAATTAAATCATCATTATTAATACGAGAATTCTTATCTAAATCTTTAAGTAAATTTACTACTTCTAATAGTTTAATTTTAGTAGCTTTATCCTTTACTCTTTTAACCTGTAGTTTAAGGGATTTTTTAACTTCGTTAATTTTAGTATTATAAATTTCCTTTAAACGTGGAGTATTATCAATAGAAGTAATAAATTCCTTAAGAATTTCTTTTTGACCCTTATTAAGATTAGAATATTTACCATTAAATTTTTCTAACATTACCTTATAAGTAAGTACTCTTAAATCCTTATCATATTTACCAAATTCTTCAACTAAATCCTGTTTAACCTTTTTTTCACTAATAGAACGTTCAGTTAGACATTCTAATATAGTAATTTTATTATCTATAATTTCATTAGTTTCAGATAATTTATCTGAGTTGTAGATTTCTATTAGTTTGTAAAAAGCAGCATATCCTTTATAATTAGGGACTTGGTGTTTGAAAAATTCATTTATATTATAATGATTTTTAATTTCATTAATAAGATTATATTTTTCTCTTCTTAAAGCACTTCTATTTAATTTACGGGTAGCTTCTAAGATAGTATTAAGTGTTATTTCAGCTTTACCTTCGCTAATATTTTTATTTTTAAATAAAGATTCGTAAAGTTTATATTCTTTTCCTAGTTCGGTTTTTGCAAAAGATTTTTTTAGGATATTTAAAGAAGGAGACTCACCACCATTAAGGGTATCGGCAGTTATTTGTCTTACTAAAAGCTCAAATAAAAGGCCCGTATTTTTATACTTAGAATGTTTAATTTTCATTATTAGGCTTTTTTATAAATATATAAAGATTTTTACTCCCTTAGATTATCTTCGTTAAGTAACGATTCCTCTTGTTCAAATACTAACTGTTTGCGATTAACTGATAATTTTTTAAGCATGTCTTTATTTTGTAAATAAGCCGTTCTGGCTTCAAGTGCTAGTGGAGAACCTCCTTTATATGTAGGTCTTATAGAATCGGATTCATTTGAATCATTTTTCATCGCTTTAACTCCTAATCTATCTTTTCCAAAATTACTATCTTGGGTATTAATATTAGAAACTTTTTCCTCAGGGCGTCCTTTTTTCTTTTCATTATAACCCGCAGGAACATTATCTGGTTCATCATAATATCTACCTTTACCATATAACGAAGCTAAATCATGAGGGGTACCATACGACTGTCCTGATTCAACTGGGTCATTTCCTTCTGCTTCTAGTTGAGCGTTTCTAAATGTGCGTTTAGAGTCTTCCCTGACTAAATCTCTAAATTCATGATATTCGTCTTCACTAAAGTGGAATAAATGATCATAAATAAAATCAGATGGGAATAGTTTGCTATCTTTCATTTGAGCAGCTAAATCCATCTTTTCTTTCATTAATGCTACTCTTTCTTGATCATAAATTATTGAAGGAGTAGTTAAATTAAGTTCAAAATTAACTAAATCATCACCATCATATCCCTGAGTGTAGAGGTGAACAACAGCAATTTTATATAGTTCAGAAAGTACTATTCTTTGAATGCGTTCTACGGTACGAGCAAATCTAATATCTTCAGCCGCTAATGTAGCTTTACCATCAGTATTTTCATCATAACCTAAAAATGCTTTAGGAATTTTTAAAGCGGCAAATAATTTATCTCTTAAATATTCTACATCCGTAATACCATCATATTGTAATCCCGGGGTGGTTTCTATTTTAGTAGCGGTATCATTTCCTCTTACAGGGATGTAAAAGTCTTCCAACATATTTTGCATGTTGTACTTTAAGTTATAATCTCCTGTTTGTTGGTCTATGTAAGGAGTACGCTTCATTTTTGTAATGGTCTTCTGCATAAAATTCTCTATTTCAGCAGGTGGGATGGACCCTACATTTATGTAAAATATACGTTTTTCGGGAGCACGAGCTATTCTATGAACCAACATAGCATCTTCCATTAATGTGTATTGCTTAAATAATTTTCTGGCTGGTTCAACATAACTTCTACCATAAGGTAGGTAATTAACGTCTGATAAGAGTCTAAAGTGTGCTATTTCGTAATTATCAAAATAAATAGCTCTAGTATTTTTAGAGTTACCTCCAGAAGATTCTAAACCACCAAAATAACCACCATATTGACCTCCACCACTTAACCCATCAGGATCAAATTTAAATTTAACTTCAGATTGGCCCGATTCTTTACTAATACCTTCTTCTCTTACTACATTATAAGCAGTATAAGGTATAACATTATACACACCAAATTTTTCAGCAATTTCTAACTTTAAGAAAAAATCACCATACTTGTTCATTTGGCGAATCCACATCCAAAGATTAAATTCAATATTTAATACATCATAAAATAAATTATACAATATTTTTTGAAGAGTTTCATCAGAAGATTTAATTTGAAGAACCTCACCCATTTCATTTTTTAGAGTAGATTCATCAGATAATATATCTAAAGCAGATGCAATAATAGCATCTGTATCCATTGCCTCATAATCTGAATATAATTGGGTTCTTAAAGTTTGATAGTTTAATGCAGGGTTATAAACAGGCATTTGATTTGTAGTATACAAACGATTGTATCTATCAATCATTGAATTTGTTTCTATTTCTCCTGCTACTTGATATTTACTAAAATCAAGGACTTTTAATTGATTACCTCCTACATTCCTAATGATAACATCAGTCGTAAATAATCTTTTTAATCTTGTGAATACACTTGTATCTGCCATAATATATTAATATAT